AAAAATTTAACATACTACAAGACAAACTAAAACTATAAGGAGAACCACACATGTTAGGAAACCGTTACTCGCAACACTCATTCGCACAAGTGCCAGATGTAAAAATGGCACGATCGCAATTTGACCGATCATTTACGGTCAAAGACACATTCGACTTCGATTATCTCGTACCGATATTCGTCGATGAAATCTTACCAGGCGATACTGCAAATATTACTGTCAACACATTCGCACGTCTTGCAACTCAAAAAGTACCAATCATGGATAACATGATGATCGACTATTTCTTCTTCTTCGTTCCAAACCGACTTGTATGGAACAACTGGGAAAAATTTAACGGTGCTCAAACCGACCCAGGTGACTCAACTGACTTCATACTCCCACAAATGACTATGACTGCTGGCGGTCCCGAAGTAGGTTCAATTTATGATAAATTTGGACTACCTACTGACGTTGCATCTGCTTACACTCTAAAAAATACATTACCACTGCGCTGCTACGCGTTAATCTGGAACGAATGGTTTCGAGATCAAAACCTTCAAGACTCTGTAGACGTACCTAAAGACGACGGACCCGACGCTCCAGGCGACTACACACTACTTAAACGAGGAAAACGCCACGATTACTTTACATCAGCACTACCATGGCCTCAAAAAGGACCTGCTGTAGATATTCCTCTTGGTACTACTGCCCCTATCTTTTCTGATGCGACTCCTGGCAATGCTATTTCTATACTTAATGCTGCTGGCGGTACTGCCAAACAAATGGCTGCTGATCAACCTACTCTTGTCGCAAATGGTACAAATGGTTCCGACTATAACTTATTAAAAGCTGATTTATCATCTGCTACTGCTGCTACCATTAATCAATTAAGAGAAGCTTTCTCAATGCAATCTCTTTTCGAACTAGATGCCCGAGGAGGCACTCGCTATGTTGAAATCTTGCAAGCACATTTTAATGTCGTTTCACCGGACTTCAGACTTCAGCGTCCCGAATATCTCGGAGGTGGACAAACTCGTATTAACTCCCATCCAGTTGCGCAGACTGCACCAACTAGCGGTTCAGACGCACAAGCTCAACTCGCAGCATTCGCAACGTCTTCATCTCAAGGTCAAAACATCGGATTCACTAAATCCTTCGTTGAACACGGATATGTCATCGGACTCGCTTGCGCCCGTGCCGACCTCACGTATCAACAAGGTATTAACCGCATGTGGAATCGCTCGACGCGCTACGATTTCTTCTGGCCAAAACTTCAAGAACTCGGCGAACAAGCTATCCTTAATAAAGAAATTTATGTTCAAGGTAACTCTGCTGACGAATCTGTATTCGGTTATCAAGAACGCTATGCTGAATACCGTTACAAACCATCAGAAATCCATGGAGAATTCCGAAGTACCTATACAACTTCCTTAGATTTCTGGCATATGGCTGAAGAATTTTCTTCTTTACCATCGCTAAACAGTTCCTTCATTGTTCAAAACACACCCATTGAACGAGCCATCGCAGTAACCGATGCTCCGCATCTCCTCTTCGACGCTTGGTTCAATTATAAACATGCCCGTCCGATGATGACTTACTCAGTTCCATCATCATTAGGGAAGTTCTAATGTTTGAACAAATTATGATGACTGCATTACCTTTCATAGGAGCGGCTGCCCAAATACAGGGCGGCCGCGAGGCTAACGCTGCAAATGCACAACAATCCCAAGCTCAAATGGACTTTCAAGAACGAATGTCCTCAACTGCACACCAACGCCAAGTACAAGATTTAAAATCTGCTGGACTTAATCCTATACTCTCAGCAAATGCTGGTGCTTCATCACCTTCCGGTGCTCAAGCTACTATGCAAAATACTATGGAAGGTGTCGCAGGTTCTGCTGCTGAAATGGCTTCTCTCGCTATGAACTTTAAAAAACAGCGAAGTGAAATAAATTTATTAGATTCACAGACTAAAAAAGCCAATATGGAAACCGCTGTCATGTCTAAAGGTGTTCCAGCCGCAGAAATCACGAACGAAATGTATAAAGAAATCGTTCGACCACTAATAAACAAAGTAAAAGAAATCAGAAACTCTAATCCTAAAGCTCCTGATTTCGGGTCACCACAAAACAATCCATCAATGGATGAAGCTTTAAAACGTGTACGTGAAAAATCAATGAACTATAGAATAGGAAAACCATAATGAAAAAAATCACAACCGAAAAATCCGGACGAATCCGCGTCCAAACCATCAACACTGAAAAATCTCTTACTCAACAACAATTCAAAGACCAAACTGATATAAATAATATTATCGCTAAATACAAAAAAACAGGTGAACTCGTTCACACATCCAGAAAATTAGGCATCTACGCCGACGTATCAAACATCACTGACTACCACTCATCTCTACAAAAAGTATTAGATGCTCAAAATGCATTCTCTACTTTACCATCACACATACGCTTACGCTTCCACAACAATCCTGAAGAACTCTTAAGATTCTTACAAAATCCCGAGAACATCTCCGAAGGTATTACCCTTGGACTTCTCGAACAAACTCCCGAATCAAAACAAAAAACACAAAACGAAACAAAACCAGACCCAAACCAAAATAAAAACGAAACACAAACAAAAACAGATTCGGTATAAATAATCCTGCTCTTATGCAGAGCTCGAGATTAGTACTCTAATCTGAGCAAACGCGGGTATTTCCCGCGTCACACGAGCGTGAAAATGGCAACTTCACGCCAAAAGAGGGTGAAAAGGTGAATGGGAGAAAGTCTCCCAGTCTAGAGAGAGCTCGAGAGACAACGTACTCTCGATCAAAACAAAATTAATTAACAAAAATACAAAAACACTACTTGCTTTTTGTTACAAAATACGCAAAGTATTTTGTAACAAAATAGCTAAACAAAGGAGCTAAAAAATGGAATTAAAAATATTTACAATCCGCGACTCGAAAGGTGAGGTATACAACCAACCTTTCTTCCAAAAAACACACGGCGAAGCCGAAAGAAACTTTCATCAACTTGTCAACGACAATAAATCAACTGTGTCGCAGTTCCCCGAAGACTTCGATCTTTACTTCATCGGAACTTACAACGACCAGACTGGACTCCTGTCCCCAAACGATACTCCTCAACACGTGATTAAAGCTGTACAAATCAAAAAAACTCAGTAAAATTTGACTGAGTTATCCACAGGGCCTAATTGCTTCCCTTGTTGTAATTAGGCCCAGTGACCCAACTGTTTAAAAAAGAGGCACCAACATGAAAAGAAAACCAATGTCCAAAAGTCACTCCCGCAAAACCTTCAAAAAAGCCACAGGCGTCCACAGCGCCAATAATCTGAACCCACGCAAGTTCCGCGGTGGAATTAGACTTTAACACGCCGCTAATCGTCTATTACGACTTTTAAACGCAAAAAAAAAGGAACGTACACATGCAATGTACATCCCCAAGGACAGTCGGGTTTAAATCCGACGGGAAAACGCTTTCCTGGTCCTCAAAGAATTTTAGCAAAGAATTCGCAACATTCCAACTTCCTTGTGGCAAATGCATAGAATGCCGCCTCGAGTATTCACGCCAGTGGGCTATCCGCTGCGTTCATGAATCTCAAATGCACGAAAATAACTGTTTCATAACACTTACTTACGACGATGCGCACCTAAAATCTCCCAAACTCAATTATGAAGACTTTCAAGTCTTTATGAAAAAACTCCGAAAACTACAAAATGAGCCCATTGGCTTCTTTGTAACAGGAGAATACGGTGAAAAAAACAAACGTCCTCATTGGCATGCTCTTATCTTTAATTGGTCTCCAAACGACGGGGTGTATTCTCACACCAACCACAACGGAGATCGGCTTCAAGTATCAGACACGCTCAACAAGCTCTGGGGAAACGGAAAAACCGATTTCGGTTCCGTCACTTTCCAATCAGCAGGATACTGCGCCCGCTATGCAGCGAAAAAACTAGTACACGGCAACGATACTGAACACGAATTCCATCCCATCTCCAAAAAAAGCAACAAAAATGCAATAGGAAAAAAATGGCTAGAGAAATTCTGGCCTGACGTCTTTAACCATGGACAAATCGTCTTACCTGACGGCTCAACTTGTCCAATCCCTCGCTATTACGAAAAATGGCTACAAAAAAATTTACCAAAGGAGTACATCGCTTATGTTACAGAAACAAAAGCAAAAAAAGCTGACAAAGCCATCATACGAGCACATGCTGAAACTGTTTCTTACTTTGAGCAAAGCCGAAAAAGACGTTTTAAGGAGCCTCTTACGACAAGAAACAAAGCACGAAAAGAAATAATGAAACAAAAATTTAACATGCTACAAGACAAACTAAAACTATAAGGAGAACCACACATGTTAGGAAACCGTTACTCGCAACACTCATTCGCACAAGTGCCAGATGTAAAAATGGCACGATCGCAATTTGACCGATCATTTACGGTCAAAGACACATTCGACTTCGATTATCTCGTACCGATATTCGTCGACGAAATCTTACCAGGCGATACTGCAAATCTTACCGTAAACACTTTCGCCCGTCTTGCTACCCAAAAAGTACCAATCATGGATAACATGATGATCGACTATTTCTTCTTCTTCGTTCCAAACCGACTTGTCTGGAACAACTGGGAAAAATTTAACGGTGCTCAAACCGACCCAGGTGACTCAACTGACTTCATACTTCCACAAATGACAATGACTGCTGGCGGTCCCGAAGTAGGTTCAATCTACGATAAATACGGTCTTCCTACTGACGTCGCATCTGCTTACACTTTAAAAAATACATTACCTCTCAGAGCTTATAATCTTATTTGGAACGAATGGTTCCGAGATCAAAACCTTCAAGACTCTGTAGACGTACCTAAAGACGACGGACCCGATGCTCCAGGCGACTATTCACTACTTAAACGAGGAAAACGCCATGACTACTTTACTTCAGCATTACCATGGCCACAAAAAGGACCTGCTGTAGACCTTCCACTTGGAACATCTGCACCTGTTATCACAAACGGTAACAATCCTACTTTCAATGCTACTGGCCAAACGAACCAACCTATTAATGCTATATCTGGAACTGGAGTACTTAACCTAAACAATGCTCCATCTTCTAACTCACTCATCACTTTCGGAAATCAATCTGGTCTTCAAGCTGACTTGTCTTCCGCTACTGCTGCAACCATTAATCAATTAAGAGAAGCATTCTCTATGCAATCTCTCTTCGAATTAGATGCCCGAGGAGGGACTCGCTATGTTGAAATCTTGCAAGCACATTTTAATGTCATTTCACCGGACTTCAGACTTCAGCGTCCCGAATATCTCGGAGGTGGACAAACTCGTATTAACTCCCATCCAGTTGCGCAGACTGCACCAACAAGTGGTTCAAACGCACAAGCTCAACTCGCAGCATTCGGTACTTCTTCATCGCAAGGACAAAACATCGGATTTACTAAATCCTTCGTTGAACACGGCTATATTATCGGCCTTGCCGCAGCCAGAGCAGATCTAACTTATCAACAAGGTCTTCACCGTATGTGGTCCAGATCAACACGCTTTGACTTCTTCTGGCCGAAACTTCAAGAACTCGGCGAGCAAGCCGTACTTCGCAAAGAAATCTATGCCACTGGCTCTTCAGCAAATGACGACGTCGTCTTTGGCTATCAAGAACGCTTTGCCGAATACCGCTACTGTCCATCTCAAATCCGTGGCCAATTCCGATCAACCTACGCTACAACACTCGACTCATGGCACTTAGCCGAAGAATTCGGTTCGGCTCCGAGTCTCAACTCAACATTCATTCAAAGCTCTACTCCAATCGAACGCGCCTTAGCGATAACAACCGGACCGGACCTTCTCATGGACATGTGGTTTTCTTACAAAAACGCCCGTCCAATGATGACTTATTCCGTTCCATCTAACCTAGGTAGGTTCTAATGGACCCACTTACAATCGGAGCATTAATAACAGGAGGGACCGCCTTAGTTGGCGGTCTCTTTAGCCAACAAGGCCAACGCGATGCTAACGCACAAAACGCTCAACAAGCTGCCGAAAACCGGCATTTTCAAGACGTAATGTCAACGCAAGCCCATCAAAGAGAAGTAAATGATTTAAAAGCCGCAGGCTTAAATCCAATTCTTTCAGCCGGCGGCTCTGGCGCTCAAGCTCTTTCTGGTTCAACTTCTGTCGCGCAAAACGCGAACGAAGGTATGACAGCCTCTGCTCTTGAAGCTGTTTCTATTTTTCAACAAATGAAAAAACAAAAAGAAGAAATAGAACTATTAAAAGCACAAACTGATAAAACGAAAAACGAATCCAAAGTAATTTCGAAAGATATCCCGAAAGCGGATATGATAAACGAAATTTACGACACATTTGGTAAACCTGTTATTAACAAAATCAAACAGATGAAACAAGATTCCGCCTCAATGTGGCGTGAATACCAAAAAGATTCGTCTCAATCTTCAAAAACTACAGGCCGCGGCCTCAGATTAAGGAAACCATAATGAAAAAAATCACAAAGCTCGAAAACGGTAATGTTCGTGTACGCACCTATAATGACGAACCTTCTCGCACTCAGCAACAGTTCAAAGACCAATGTGATATTAATCAAATTATGAAAAAATATCACTCCACCGGTCAAATAACTCACTTAAGAACGACTCCTGGTCGATACCTCGACACTACAAATGTCCCTTCTTATCAAGAAGCTTTAAATACTATAATAAACGCCAATGACTCCTTTAACGCACTTCCTTCAGAAGTGCGTAAACGTCTTGGCAACGATCCAAAAAACATGATCGACTTTTTGTCCGATCCTAACAATGATGATGAAGCTCGCAAACTCGGTCTCAAACTACCTCTACCTACTCCTCAACCTGACCCTCTCTCTCAAATACAAAACGACCTAAACGAAATAAAATCTCATACTAAATCTAAAAAATCTCAAATTCCTACCGAGTAAAAAAAGCGGGCTTATTGCCCGCCTTCCCTTCTCTTAGCCCTGTGTTCCAGGGCTATATCTTTCCAGCTTCTAAGCACTCTCTTATGAGATGCTTCATCACTTAAAACTTTATAACGCTCTTTAGCGTATTCCAGCTCTGCTGTTAACTTCACAATTTGTTGTTCGTAAAAATTGATCCGTTCTTGTACTGTGAAACGTTTTTTCATCTTCTTCTCCTTTGTTGTTGGGGCCTTCGCAGAAGGTCAGGCCCAACAATGAAGGATTGTAGGAAGCTCATACCTATCCGCCTTAATACGAGCCGTGTGACATGTACTCATGGCGCATGCGCGCGTGGCGGTATCAAACCAGGAGCTTCCGACCCTAAAAAAAACGTCCACTATCTTGACGAACGTCATTTACACCTCAACTTGTTGTCTCAGCAATTCAGCTGACTACACTAAGGAGTAACAGTTATGTTACACAAAGCATTCTCGATCAGAGATATAAAATCCGAAGGGTACAACATTCCCTTCTTTCAAGCAACCTACGGACTTGCGGAACGCGCCTTCAAAGAAGCCGCAAACGACCCGCAATCTCAAATTGCTAAAAACAAAGAAGACTTCAGTCTCTACTACATCGGTGACTTTGATCACTCAACTGGACTCATAAGTCCTGAAAATCCACCGAAACATATTTGCGACGCAAACTAGCAAAAGGGTGGGCATAATACGCTTCCTTGTTGTTATTATGCCCACTGACACCTAACATGGTGTCAAAACCCTAAAAAAGGATATAAAATGGCTAAACGCAAACAAATGAAAAAATCACATTCAAAATCTGACTTCAGAAAAAAATCCGGTGTTCATCCTAAAAATAACACAAAAATAATGCGCGGTGGAATCCGCTTCTAACCAAAAAAAAGGCTCATACATGTGTACAAGCCCTCGTACCGCCAGCTTCAACCTGGACGGCTCAATCAATTTCTCTAAGAAACATCATAACAAAGAAATGGTGCCATTTCAACTCCCATGCGGAAAATGCACAGAATGCCTCCTAGAGCGCGCTCGCGACTGGTCTGTCCGCTGTCTACACGAATCCCTTATGCACCCTTCTAACTGCTTTATAACGCTAACCTACAGCCCTGAAAACTTACCTCCCGATGGCAAACTCGATTACAATCACTTTCAACTCTTTATGAAAAAACTCCGTAAACTAACAAACAATGAAATTGGCTTCTTCATGTGCGGAGAATATGGTGAATCTACTCAACGTCCTCACTACCACGCCTGTCTCTTCAACTATGACTTCCCTGACAAAACTAAAACTCGAGAAAATCAACACGGAGACCAAATATGGACTTCCGAACTTCTAACAAAAACTTGGGGTCTTGGCCTCACCGAACTCGGCTCGGTCACTCAAA